AAATTCATCATACCTTGATGCGCCATAAGCGTGCTTTTGTTCTAGTGCTTCTTTTGATGCTAATTTAAATGTTCGATCCATTATCTTCTCCTTAACTGTTTTTTATCCTAAAATATTCAGCATCAAATTGTTTAAGTTTATCTTTATATTTATCTATAAAATTTGATGCTGCTTTTTTAGTATAATACATAAATGGAATATTACAACCATTTTCAATTTGTTTAATACGAAATAATTGCATATCAGTCGGGCGCTCATTAATTTGATTACTCTCTGTCATTATTGTAAATTGTTTTTGAGGAAATTTTTTACGTAAATTTCTACAAATTAATTCTGCATATAATATCCCTTCATAAGTAGCTTCAATTTTATTATCAGTAATATTGACTATATAATTCATATTATACCTCAATTATTCAAAATATTAAAGTCAACATTATCAAATAGGAAATCACGTCTATCTTCAACTTCAGTTCCCATTAGCATTTTGAGAGACTCTCGTGCCGCTTCCGCATCATTAATAGTAAGAACTTCAAGTCTCCTATCCGTTTTATTCATCATAGACATTTCCATATCTTCTGAGTTTAACTCACCTAATCCTTTTGCGCGAGTGATGGTCCAATTTTCGCGTCCAATTTTAACTTTTGCTAGTTCTTCATCATCATAGGCAAATACTTTTTCTTTACCTTTTTCTAACTTATATAAGGGTGCACGTAACCAACAAAGTCTACCCTCTTCAATAAACTTTGGCATTAATACATAAAACATTGTAGCAATCAAGCACATAATTGCATAACCGTCTACATCAGCGTCGGTTGCAATTGCGACTTTACCATAATTTAGTTTGCTCGATTTGTATTTATCTTGAATACCACATCCAAGCGCCAGAATAATATCACTCACTTCTTGATTCTCAAGACATTCATCAAGAGGATGCTTCATCAAATTCTTAACCTTACCACGTACAGCATACAATGCTTCTGTCTTTACATCACGTGCAGGCATAAGGCCGCCCAATGCAGAATTACCCTCAGAGATAATTAACATTGAATCTTGGCCATGCTTTTCGCAGTCCTTAAACTTATCAGAATTATTAACTTTACGCTTTTTCTGTTCTATTTCTTTTTTCTCCATTGTAAGAACAGCTTCTCTTGCACGTTCCGCCGCGGCCTCAGCTTTTGCAATCTTAGTAAGCATTTCTACTATTGCATTAAACTCAGATGGGAAATTTGTATTCATATCCTTTAAGGCCTGGGTAAATGCAGTAGATGCAAGAGTCCGCAATGAAGCATTATTGATCTTTGACTTTGTCTGGTTAGCAAAAGAAGGATTTTCTATCTTACAATTAATTACATAAAATAGATTCTTACGAATATACTCTCCTTCAAATGATGCATCAGCCAAAGTATTAAAAGTCTTTGTGATAGCAGTTTTAGCACCAGTAACAGGTGTGCCGCCCTCGGGGCATCTAAGACCATTTACAAATACATATGCGGTTTCGCTCCTTACGCCCCATTGTAAAGCAATTTCTATACTATCTGTCCCGTCACTGGCAGAGGCTGTGAGTATATGCTTATGGAGCGGCTTTTTAACATTATTAGTTACAAAATCTACAATACCATTTTTGGCGCAGAAACTCTTAGATTCAATAGTTTCATTATTTTCACGCTTAAGCACTTCAAATTCGATACCAGGATAAAGATAAGAAATATCTTGAATATCTTTACAAATACGTTCATAATCATATCCAATTGTACCGTTACAAAAAACTTGTGGATCTGGAATGAACCAAATATAAGTGCCATCCTTTTCTCTTGTATGTTCTTCACTGTAGGCAGTTAAGTTACCTTCAAAAAAGACTGCATTAGCGCGAATGCCATTACGGAAACTTACAACTCTAAACTTCTTAGAAGACAAGCAAACACAAGAACCGCCGATACCGTTCAAACCAGAGGCGTTCTTGTATGAATTATGGTCAAACTTACCACCTGTATGAGATTTTGTATAGATAGATACGAGAACATTTTCTCCGTCCTCTCTTTTGCCAAACGGGACGCCGCGGCCATAATCTCGAACGGATACTGCATTCTCCTTTTCATCAACACAAATTACAATTTTTTTACCGTAACCTGCAAGCGCTTCGTCAGTGCTATTATTTATAATTTCTTTCAAAGCCTGGTATGTGCCTTCAATATCATCTGATCCGAGATACATTTGGATTCTAGTCCGCACACCTTCGCGGAAATCAAGGCTTTGAATTGAATCAATGTCATATTTTTGTGTTGGCATTTTATTATTATCAACCCCATAAATTATTTAAATCAATTGGACGATTTGACATTGCTTTTATATGTCCACAATATTTACAATACATTTTTGTTTTATCTTTATTAAACACAATAGTGTTTTCATTGGTTTGTCTGCAACAACATAAATGTTTATCTTTTTTTGTACGACCACAGGCATAATTTTTTCCAGTTATTTTGCCCCAAAACATAGTACCATTTATCCATAACCAACTCTTTTTAAATTTGGATATTGTAGTATCTTTAAAAATTTTTACAATCATATTTTATTTCCTTAAAAATCATTGCAAACAATTATACAAAGTATATAATCTTTATCATCAATTTTAACTTGTTTTAACATATCAATTAGTGATTGATTTTCTTCTTCTGAAGATTCAGTTAGAAGAAGTAATCTTTCTTTACCAGGGTGATGGTCAAATTGAAATTGTAAACCATTTTGTAAAGTTTCAAAATCAATTTTTTCTTGCATTCGAAAATCAGGATTTTTTCCTGTTTCAGTATGCCCCTTTGCTCCATATAAAAAAGAATTAAATTTATATATTAATTCATCTGTATAAACCCAACTATGCGGTTCACACATTTTTAAAATCATTACATTCATTTTCTTCCTCATTACACTATATTATAGCATAAATTTGATAATTTGTCAATTTATTGTTTTGACCTTTGTATAATAGTCGTAAGTATACGTGTCCATTTTCAAATATTTTTCTCTATCCCAAATTACTACAAAATCATTACAATATCTATAATCATTTTGATAGAGCACAAAATATCCTTCATCTTCATAACATTCAGCCATAAATGGAAAATACCGTAGAGCATTTTCTCGACTTACGTTCTGAATCCTAGTTTCAGTAGATCCTGCTTTAGCATTACGCTTAATTCTCGAATTAAGTAGGCCGCAATACCAAGCAAGTTTTATTTTTGAAATTAGATCTTTACCTTCATATGCATGTTTAGTTAATGTCATCGCTTCTGATGCTTTCATTCTGATTCTCCTTATTTAAAGAATGATTGAGTAAAAAGTTCACTTAACATTGCGCCTGGATCGCTCATATCTAAATCAATATTACTATTATCCCAATTTAGTTTTTTTCCGCATCGAGGACAATAATTATAAATTGGTGAAAGTTCTTCTTTACATTCACAGTAGTAGTTAAATTTTACTGGTATTTTTTTAATTCTTGGTGATTTTGTACACATATTTAATCCTCCCATTCTACTTTTAAATCTCTTTTATAGTCATGATTAATATGATTATCTGCGGCGCAATCTAAACAATTAATACCATGATTAAAACATATTACTTCTTCTTTTAGAGTATCTAGTGTATGTGTGTCATCATTATACTGTGTCCAAAGGTCTGTGACATCTTCTTCCCACTCATATATTAATTTAATTTTTACTTTCATAATTCTCCTTGTCTGCGCTCGCGCAGACCATATTATTTATATTATATTATTTTTTATTAATTATATATTATTTATATTAATATTACTCATAGGATTTTCGTACCATATGGTACGGTTTTCGAACTAATGGTACGATTTTCGAACGCAATGGTACGAAAAATAATATAACTTGGTACGGTTTTCGTATCATTCAGAGTGAATGGTACGATTTTCGGATTCAATGGTACGATTTTCGTTTTTCGGTTCATACAAATTTTCGCCGCAATGTGGACAAAATTTTAAGTCTTCTATATCAGTTGCCCATTTCTCACCACCACAAGTTGAAGCTAAAAATGCTTGTCGGCAATGATGACAATAGAAACTGCATACATTTTCTTTTATTTCTTCAGGTAGCGGACTAAACAAACCATCTACTTTATGAAAATTCTTTTCCATTCAATCTCTCCATGCATCCGGTACTGCATTGAAGTACAGCTTATTTTCGCTTTCTGTATCTTCCAATACAATACCTTTTAATTTAAGTTCTTTAATTGAATCAGTTACACTTGACTTCTTGATTCCCATAGCATTCTCAATTGCCGCGGGTGAGAAGAATACATAACCTTTATTTTTCCATCGTAATAAGTAAAGCCAAATCTTAAATGCATTTCCGTTAAGTTCTCTCGCGGCAGTATCAATATACTTATATTCAAATGGTGGATAATAACCTTCAGTTGGGTCACCTGACTTATGTTCAATCAAATCTGCATTAAGAATATCCATTCTCTTTTGATTCTTATAATTAGCCATCGTCGTCCTCCATTGCCTTTTCGATCCGCATTAGAAGAGCCATTGATGGCGTTTCGCGCCCATTTAAAACTTTATTTAAATGTGTTCGACTAATGTCTACAAGTTCCGCGGCTTCCCCTTGAGTCAAGTTATTATCTTCCATATATTGTTTAAATTGTTCTATAATAACTTGTATCAAAGATATATCCTCCAATTATTTATAACAAATATAATGTTTTTCAATATATTCGGTATTCATATATAAATCATATCTGTTCTTTAAATATTCTGCAAATTCTTGGCTATCTACATAATTAAAGAAATAACCTTCTAACTCTTTAGGCAGTAATTCTGGATGTTCATCATCATAATATTTCTCTAATTTATCTTGTATATCATCAATATCCATGCAATATTCATGAGTAAGATATGGTTCAAAATCAATTGTATCATAGAATTTAAAACTAAATTCTACCATTTTTTGGCCTTCTTGTAATGTCATATTATCTCTCCAAATTTTAAGTTGTATTAAAACGCACACACTTGGTACGAAAAATATACCTATCCGATAAAGGATAAGTATACTCTTTTTATTTCTATAATAATTATATCATAATTTTAATAAAAGTCAAATCTTTAAGAAGCCTTCCGCCGCGAGTTCGTCAATGGCTTGATTGATTGCTTCCATTAGAAGATAGCATCTAATAGTACAATCAAAGTATCGTGCAAGGTCTTCATTTTCATAATGCTCAATTAAGGGCATAACATCATCATCAGGGTTATATTCTTTTATTGCTTCATATAGTAAATCAAAGTTGTTGGTTAAATATTCAGAGCATTTATTTTCGCTATCATAATAATTATAGCCATTACCGGTAATTTCGTCAATATCAAATAATTCATCCCATAGGCCTTCGCATAACTGATCACGGTCAAGGACTTCATCATTTGAAAAGTTAGTTTCTTCTCGCATCCAGTCTTTTATGTCATTAGTTATTGCACGTAAATAGTTATACTTCTCCATTGTTATTCTCCAATATTTCCTCATATAGTTCTGATAAAGGCCGCATAGCTAGTTTTGGAAATGCAGATCTTTGAGTTAAAAGTGTAGGCATTATAATTTCATTTCGTTCCACTTGTGGGACATCACTATGGCAATAAACTAAATCAAACCTACAGCCTCTTGCACGAAAGGGCATTAAAATCATAATATTAATGAATGGTAATTTTATATAACATTCCGTTCTTGTATTGCGGCCCGAAGCTTGTGGATAGGCGTTCATTATGAGTTCATATACTTTATCCATTTGCTCACGTGTGGATACAACAACACCAATCATAAATTGCATTTTAATCCTCCAAGGATAGATCATATCCGAAGATATTTTTATTATAGTGTTTTAAGCAACATTCTAATTCATCAATTAAGAATTTTTCATCCGGCCCAAATGCACCGCGCCAGAAATCATCATAGCTTATAAACTTTAAGCCTGTTATTCCATAGGCTTCTGCTTTATTATAAAATGCCGAAGGGCTGGCGCAAACAATAGTTGCACCGGTCTCTTTAGCTATTAACATTAAGCGCGAGGTCTTCCCCGTGCCACGTTTATCAATTATTTGATACATATGTTTTTCCTCTTCTCTTAAATCACAATAATCTTCGAGCAAATTTAATTCTGCTCGTTTACCTCTGACAGTCATATTATTTCTCCTTCAAATATTTATCTAAGTTATCAGTATCACCATAAAGCATTAACATAGGTCTATCAATCGGAAAAGTAGTTTTATTTACGTAGATGTCTTCTATACCGGCATGATAATTACCGGTATAATAGCCATCTTCAACTACACAATACATGCACATACATACGTCTAAGTTTGGATCGTATTCTGATAATTTAGTAATTAAATCTTTTACTTTCATTCCTTTTTCTTTTCCCTTTGCCTACAATAAATACAAGCATTTATATCTTCTGATAAACAATCTTCACATTCAGGATTCCATTTCATATCATATGGTATAGTTGGTGCCATACGGATACTATCTTCACATGAACGCCATCCTTTTGGCGGTTTAAGCCAACCATCGTGGATACCTATAACTTCTTTTAGGAGTTCATCTGCATCAATTAATCTCATATTTATCTCCCATTAATAATTCTAAAGTAATATTATCTCGTTCCTCATGTGGAATACGTACAATAGGAATATTATGTGCATGAGCATAATTATTTTTTAATTCGTCTCTATATGCTAATGCAGTTCTATTTTCCTCTTTATGCGACCATCCTGTTTCATGCTGTTCTCCATCAAATTCTATAATACGAATTGGCGCATTATTATGTAATATAATAAAATCATAGCGCAATACTTTATTTGTTTTAGGATTAATTAAATCAAGAAAATAAGGTTTATCATGAACATATATAATATTATTTTCTTGTAATATTTTCATAATATTACTTTCTCCAACAGAAGTAAGACAACCACAACTTCTAGTATGACCGCTCTTTAAATCACAGGCCGCGACAGTAGTAGTATTCCCGCATTGACATTTACATAACCAATGAACTCTACGTTTATTAATTACTTTCTGCGCGGTTAATAATCCAAATGTCTAACCAGTTAAATCTTCTGGGCTACGCTTAAAATGTTCTTTATGTAGGCAGCCACAGGATAATGTATTACCATCTAGACTATCGCCGCGCAAATCAAATTCTTTGCCGCATTCACATCTTACATGCCAGCATACTTTTGTACCTTGATTTGGCGCGCGAAAAAGTACTGTAAGGCGGCTATCCGGTACGCCATGTTCTTTCATAATCCATCCAGATTTATCTATAAATTTACCCATAAAATCACTTCCAAATTTCTACTATTTTTTCTATAAAGGCATTGATATGACTTTCAATAGACTCTTCCATACGACTTGATATTTTAGTTGCGCCGCGCATCCAACCTGCTATCGTTGCTGGCGCACAATTACAAATTTTACCTAATTGTCCATATGTAAAACCTAATTCAATCATTTGTTGAATTTTATTTTTTAAATCCATCTTAATCCCTCCAATAGAATAGTAGAAAAGAAAGAGAAGAAGCATTATATTTTCTTCTCTTTTGGAAAAAATTTTTTTATTTTGAATGAAATATTTTATTTAATATTTGAACCGTCCTGTTTATCTTTAAGAATTAGATTTAGAATGATACCAATTAGCATTGCTAGCGCCGTCGTTCCGATGCTAACAACACCGAAGTTGCAAACCGCGCCCGAGACACCAATAGTTAAAACTGATGCTACAATAAGGATATTTTTATTATTATGAACTAGGTCTAGATGATTGTCCATAATAGTTCTAATTCCGCTTAAGGTAATATATCCATAGAGTGCACTTGCTACACCGCCAAAAATACAAGATGGAATACTTACTAAGAAAGCCTGTAGGGGGCCAATGAAAGCTGCTACACCCATCATAATTGCGGCTAAAGTGATTACATACTTAGAACAAATCTTACTGAAACCTGTAGTGCCTACACTTTCACCATAAGAAGTATTAGGCATAGCGCCAATAAATGTACCAAGAGCGGTAGCGGCGCCATCACCCATTAGAGTATAACCAAGTCCTGGTTTCTGAGTTAAGTCAGTACCAATAACAGCACTTAGTGCCTTATGGTCAGATGTATGTTCTGCAAGAGTTACAAGGCTTAGCGGTAAGAATAATAGTAGAATCTGAGGTAATAGCGACCAATCAAATGCGCCAAACTTTAGGAAAGCAAAGTCTGGAACTTGGAATAGTCTTACTCCATTAAATACACTAAAGTCAATAATTGGTACGCCGCAGGCAGTTAGGATTGCGGAAATACCGTATACAATTAGAATTGCTACCAAGAATGGTAGATTCTTAATAAAGCCTTTCCCATAATGAGAAATCAAGGCTGTAATAACCAATGTTAGCATACCAAGCCCAAATCCAATTAGACTATATTCGCCATTAATTTGGAAATAGGTTGGAATGAAAGTTGCAAGGTTTAAACCAATAACTGCAACAATCGGGCCGATTACAACAGGCGGTAGCAGCTTATTTATCCATGCTGTTCCATAATGATTTATTGCAAGTCCAACAGCAAAGTAAACCGCACATACAATTAAGCCGCCTATGAATACCGCCATATAGTTCGGCGCCAGGCCCAAACCGAGCGCGCCAATTACAGCGGCGACAAATGCACCAGAGGAACTAATAAACATTGGACTCTGGCCTTTAGTAAATAGTTGATAGATTAAAGTACCTAATGCTGCGCCTAGCATAGCAGGAGCAATCGGTACACCGCAAATTTGCGGAATTAGAATAGTTGCAACAAAGCAAGCAATTACTTGCTGAAGGGCAGCGACGAATAGCCGCTTTGCCGGAAGTCGGTCGTTAATGTTATAAAGCATTGTTTTTATTCTCCTTTAATTGTATATGTATATGAGACTCCATTGTCTGCATGAAATTTACCATCTGTAATGGAGTTTGTTGAGATTGACGGTACATTTTCCCAAGTTTTAGTAACTGGATTCCAATAATCACTACCGCCAACAACTTCATTATGAGCAGTTGTATAAACAGTGCAATTTGGATCTGATTTAGCGACTGTTGCACTATCTGAACCACAAATAGAACTTGGTGTTTTCCAAGTAATGGTTTCTGGATGTACTTTAAATGTGTCTGGACTACAAGTTATTTCTTTCCACCAACTTGGCTGATATGTCCAACTATTTCTTGAACAATCACATTGTCTTACCCAAGGGGCATTGATACGGCCGCACCGCGGACACTCCCAGCCTTTTTCTGCTTGATATGATGGGTTAGTCAAAGTATAAGTAGTAGATGTACTAGTTCCAGTTGTATTTTCAGCCATCTACACTTTATCTGAAATGTTCCATTCATTAGATTTCATATATTTTACCTCCAATCACTATAATCATCATCAAGTTGTTCCTCTCCATATTCTTCTTTAAGGAGAGGAAGAATTTCATCGAAAGAGTTATGTAATTTTCCATCCGCAGTTGCCGCGAGAATAATTCCATATAGGAATTGGTTGATAGAGAAACTACGGCGCCAATCCTTTTCATTTAGATGGTTAGTACGAATATCGAAGTAGTGAGCATAGTTTTGCTTATCAAGAATACGTTTTATTTCATAAACTAATTTGGTAGCTACTTCATCTATATACTTTAAAGATCTTTCATTTCTTTCTGCTTCAGTAGAATTTTCATAATCAAACTGTGGCGGTTCAACAGATGTAAATATGTGCCATAATTTCTCTGCCATATATTTCCAGCCATATAAAATACCCATCTCACACATAGTACCAATGGCACTCTGTTCTGGGCATAATACAGTAAAGTCACTATTCCAGAGACGCTCTACATCAGCTTCTACAATCTTTTCAGCAAGATGATTATTTTCTTCCTCTGTCATATTAGACTTATCATTTATAGATTTGTTCTAGACGGGACTATAAACCTCAACTGGAAGTTCTGCATCTAAGAACTTCTGGTATTCTTCTTCACGGGCGAGGTTACTACCGCGTGTCATAATATCTCCACCGAGATATCCCAATGGTTTGTTTTCCATATTAGCCTCCATTATTTCTGTGTCATATGAATGACAATATTATAACCTTCTGTAGTCTCTTCAATAGAATAAGGTTCTTCTGCAAAGGTATAACCTTCTTCTGCTTTTATTAGGATAGTATGTGCGCGGTTACCGTCACGCCACAATTCAATTTTGGGGTAAATATAAACATTAGTAAATAAATACCATGTGATTGCGATAACTATTGGTAGAGTGATAGCGAGTCGAATTAACTGACCCTTACGTTTTTTATCCATTTTATTCTCCTTTTGATAATAATAGAGATTATTCTCCTATTTTTTATATTATAACATGAATTTCAGAAAAAGTCAAATAAAAAAAGAGGGACAAATCTAATGATTTGTCCCGAAGATTTAATCTAGTAAGTCTGCTTTTGCTGCTACCTTACTACGTTCAGTTTTGACTAATTTAACCATTCCAAATAGCGGGTCGCCGCTCATTCGCTCAACCAACCTTGGAATACCGCTCATACTAGAATCTTTATAGTCACATTGTTTAATATCAGCACAGAAGATAATCTGGCTTCCATCGCCAACACGTCCCAATAATAACTAAATATTTGTAGTTAATAAGTTCTCAGCTTCATCGACTAATATTAGAGAATTTTTTAAATCGCGGCCGCGCAACGTAGACAGGTGTGCGGGTTCAATTTTAGCTTCACGAATATATTGTTCAAATAATTGAGGTCCAAGATGATCTTCAATCTGACGTAGCCATGGATATTGTTTATCAATTTCATCGCCAGGAAGAATACCTAGCTTACCTGCACCTTTTACTTCAAGGTTGTTCTTAACGAATACAATCTTATCGTATTTGCCCATTTGGAGCTAATGTGCGGCCCAAGTTTCTGCGAACATTGATTTGCCCGTACCAAAACGGCCGATGCATAATTTAATTGGGACGTCATCATTTTGTAGTAAATCCAGGTACATCTTTTGTTCAATGTTACGAGGTACGATTCGTTCTCCAGTTGGAGCAACGAAATCTTTATACTTTAACTTACGATATGAATTACCATCCCAGAATAGTACATCTTTAAGCGCATTGCCTTCATAAATCTTTGCAAACTCATTGAGTTTACAATTTAGAATATTTTTAGTAGGATCAGCATATAAGGAAGTAAGTTCATCCATGTTTGGATGATATTCTCTCCAACCATTGAAATCAATTTCAATAGTAGATTCCTCTACATATTGTGCTTCTATGAGCGGCATACGCTGTGCGAGTAAATATTGCAGTGCATCAGAGGTTAAGAATACAACAGGTTCATGTGCATGCATTGCATAGAGTTCTGCCGCGCAAATGATACGATGGTCATTAATATTATCTAGGAAAGAATATTTCTTTAACATCTTATCTATTTTCTTCTTGTCGGAAGTTATGACTTCTAAATTCTTTCCTTCTATAATCTTTTTAACAGCCTTCCGCGCATTAAACTTAATTTGTTCACTTTCTCTATCTTTAGTCTTAATATGCTCTAATTCTTGTAACGTTAGTGTGCTAAGTAAAATTTCTTTATCTTTAAATATATCCTAACTGTGTAATATTGCTGAGGTATCTGCCCAGTATTTTACTCCCATATTATCACTCCTCAGTTTTTAATCCATATACTTTGTCAATTAATCCAGCGGTCAGCATTTCTTCTGCTGTTAAGAACCATTGGCGACGAGTATGTGAATCGTACTCTTCTTCTGTGATATTAGTATTGTCTACGATGAATTGTCGGATTTGACCATCAATGGTATTATTAAAAGCCATAATATCATTGGCAGTCTTGACTTCCTGTGCATCAATAGCAATATAGCCATCATGAATCAGAGCATAACTGCAGGGATAACAAATTCTTGTTACGTTGTCGTTCTTTCCGCCGCCAGCTAAGATAACGGTCGCCATAGAACAAGCGTAGCCAGGAACAATAATATTAAGTGGTTTAGAATACTATGAGATATAGTATGCTACAAAGAAGCTAGCCGCGACAGAACCACCAGCGCTGTTAAGTATTAGAGTTACTGGTTCGTCGGAATCATCTTCTTCAAACTGCTTTAGTGGAATATAGACCTGCTCAATAATGTCAGACTAAATTTCACAATTAAATACGATTGTTCTATGATTTATTAACTAATTAAAGTATTGATACGTGCACGGATCAAAACCATACATTTGTCCCATACTAAAAAGTTCATCTAAATTCATATGAACCTCCTCAGCGTAATTACTTACGCTTAACTTAAAATTTTTGCAAGGGTACAGTCTTCTTTAGAAATATCATTCTCTCTTATACGCTTGAGCAGCGGATGGCGTATTGAAATGCCATTTCCTTCGGAGTCTGCTTTGGCAGAACTTACCATCATGCCGGAGATTGATACAGGGCAACCAATCCACCGTTCCGGCTCGTCACGTAAAGAAGTTTTAAATTCTTCAGTTAAACCAGACACTTTGCATAATGGTACTTCATTACCATTATTATCTAAAACTGACACTTGAATTGCGCCAGGCCAACCATAATAATAATTCTTTGTGATTGGTAGATAGGCGCCGCCAGTTCGATATTCACCAAAATAGGATCCCATTAGTTTCTCACCAGTGCGCTGCTGTTCCCACAACTGCCAAGAACCTAAGTCCTTGCCGGTATAAATCTTTTCGCCGGGAACAATATCACTGATGAAAGCATCAATTTCAGAGGAAATTTCCTGCTTTACTTTAAGAGTATCCCAAGCATGAGGACCACGCTTTCCAGGAATATAAATAGAATCCTTTCGATAGCAAACACATCCTTCTCCTCCAGCAGCGAAGATTTCACCCATTTTATCAAAGAATGTTTCGTCCATTTCATAGTATATCACTCCCTCTACAAGTGGAGAGTTAATGCGCTGAACTACTTCATCAATATGAGCAATTCTTTTTTCGAATGGAGTTTCCATCATATCTTTTCCATCAAGAGCGAGTACATCAAAAATTCTCCACTTTAACGGATTAGTCTTTTGCCGAGCGATAGCTTTATCTTTAAGGCATCTAAGTATTGCGCCAGCATCTTTATCAATGCCGCCAGGAATATAAACTTCTCCTAAAATAACCGTAGTGCCTTTCTTAAAAGCCGCGCAAACATCATCCCAGAACATCACCTTGTCTTGGATTTCACCATAAGTTTTAGTTACAGTAGAAATACCACGTGTCTGCAATAGCTGAATGTCTGGAGTAATAACGGCGCGAGACCAGTTACCATCGGTTTTTTCCCCAAAAAGATAATCTCCACTATCAATCATCTGCTCTAGTTTTGCACGTTTTGTTTCGACGCTCATGGAAGCTGGCGCCGCCCAATAACGCATAGGCTCTGATTTTTCGTATTCTATCATATATTTCTCCTTAAATAATTTTTAAATCTTCTAATAGTGCTTGTGCGCTTTCGCGTAATGTATCTAAACCCTCATCATTATGAATTACATAATCAAAGGCGTAACAATCAAGGGAAGTTTCACTAGGATGATTACGCTGATCTTCAGTAAGAGTTGGGTTCACCCAAGGTTCTCCATTAGTAGTACGTTCAATTCTTGTAGCTACACAATTCTTTAAACTCTGAAGAGCAATGTCTACTTCATTAGGGAATCGTGCATCTGGGACGAGCGCTACATCAAAATCACTATATGGCTCAAACGATTGAATCAATCCTACTACAATTCCTGTCCAAAAGTTAGGGTGACAGGCGCGAACTACATCTGTACCAATCCGCTGTAATAAAGTGCGCCCTACTGCATCCTTCTTTCCATCCCAATTGAAGTAATCACGTAAGACCCATTTCACAGCGTCAGCGTAATGAATAATAAGAACTCGCTTTCCATGTTTTTCGAGTTCTTCTTTCATAAATTGGGCAAACATATCCTTTCCGCTACCGGACTTGCCGCTAATTAAAATTGTATTAGTCATCTTTCATCATCTCCACTTTCATTTTAAAATAGAACTGGAGAAATTCTATTTCTTCGTCAGTATATATATTCCGATAATAATTAGTTACGTTATCAAGAAAATCCGCGGCACGAACAGGATCGTGCTGTGTAATGGCAAGATTCCATGCACTTTCAGCAGTATCTTTTACCTCCTGCCGTACATTATTAAACAGTTCCTGCATTTTCTTTTGCCTCCTTCTGCAATTTGCTGACCGCATCAAAAAATGCTTGAACCTCTTCTCTTGATTCTAATTTAATTTTGCATACAGCTTTAGGCTCGCGTCGTTCATCATCATCGGGATAATTGAAAATAAAGTAGGTTTCTTTCTGATTTACATGATCAGTTATTCGCGTGCATAGATGCTTATTAGTTTCTTTACTAATAATTTTCACAATATCACAATCTTCATAATGATATTGTTCTGAATCCATTTTATTCATATCAAGTTGTCCGACAAATGTAATATAATCTTCTCGTTCAACTTCATAAATCTCGTTACTCATTCTGTTCTCCTCTAAAGTTATCTTTTAATGTTTGTGATTCTATTTGTGCAAGTCTGTCACATTCATTATTCCAATAATTAGAACCATGTCCTTTTACCTTAGAGAAATTATACCAAAAATTATCGAAGAATGGGATAATATCAATCCATAAATCTTGATTTGCAACA